TTTAAGCCGGGTCTCCAAAGTACATCCTTTATAATTATATTATGGCGGATGAATTTTGTAGAACTTCTTTTACATCAGGTTACTAACCTGCGCTCTCCTGTAGTACACATTGGAGTTAGCTGCACCAGCTGTGTCCGCACCTGAGAAAGCACCCGTTGACTCTGCAAACGGATTACGAACCAAACCATACCGAGTCTTGAAACCAATCTTCGGTTGGAAGCTGTTCTCACCGACCGCACGAACCATCTGTAATGGAACGTATGGGCAATAGAACAAGCCAGCATCGTAAGGGGATGTACCCTTATAACCAACAACATAGTACTGTTGTGCTGTGGCACCAGTCGCACCTGTTACAGACGCTGTATACGGTTGAACCATATTCATATACGGATCAACGTATACTTTTAGACGACCGTTTAGTACGCCAGCAAAAGTGTTGCCTGTCGAATCTACGTTCAGGTTATCCTGAAGAGCAGATTGATAGTCAAGCAGACCAGCCATCGTCATGGCGGAAGCAACATCAGCAGAACAAATCATAATGTTACCTTTACCACGTCGTGTGTCTCTAGCTACAGCATTGGCATCACGCTCCATCGAGAACATCAATCCCTTGAATTTCTCAACAGACCATCTACCGTTGGAGTCTGTATCCAGATCGAAAATACCAGCAGTTGTGGTATTCGTCTGGGCACCCATGCGAGCATTCACATAGATGGTACGGACTACTTCACGGTTGATCTCAGCAAGGATTTCAGCAGACAGAATATTTGCTAGTTCTGTCTCTGCATCCAAACCGTGGATCGCTTTCAAGTCTTGAGCGAGTTCCATTGTGTATTCAGCTTTGAGGGCTCTTGACCTTGCGGTCACTGTAGCTTTCTCAATGGTGAATGACATTTGCGCAAACGCATTTGTCCCACTGTCGCCTAGGGCTTCAGCAAGCGCCGTTGTCATGCCCTGACCTCTGGTGAAGTTAGCATCAGAGATAGCTTTCAACACTTGAGATCCAGACTGACCTGGGAATGTACCACCAGCAGCACGTGAACTGAAGAACGAATCAGCTTCGTTAAACAGAGCTTCGTTGTATGAAGGTGGTTGAGTCCCAGTAACAGTTTGTGAACGATACGTCGCCTTCATCGCAAAGATTAAACCTGTAGGACCAGTCATTGGCTGGACGCCACAAATATCATAAGCGATAAGCGAAGGCATCGCACGACGGACGAGACTAATTAGGATAGGATCCCAATTCGCAACACCGCCTGTTTGCGTTGTAGGAGCAGCTTCGGAGAGGAAACTTCTGTCCTCTAACATAGCTTTTTCCTGGTTTTCTAAAATTACAGTAGTAACAGCACGTCGATATGGATCCTTAATCTCGGGAAGATCAGGATGTTCTAGGACTGGCTGCCATTTTTCCTGTAGGTGTTCAGTTTGAAACATTTTGTTTTTCTCCCTTTTTATATATTTATAAAAAACTTAATTCTGCGTTCCGGCAGCACGTTTTTCAACCTTGCCAATCGCAGTCATATAAGCAGCCATTTTGTCACTAACATCTTCATAATTTTCTTGTGTAGGTGCTGCCTCTACATCTTCAGTAATTTGAACTTTAGGAAAGTAAGAATCCTTGATCGTCTCCAACTTCGTTCGATAGTCGTCAGAGTTTTCATATTCAACTGTTTCTGCTAGTTCTGCAAACTTCTCTACTTCTGTATCTGCGAGATCAGAAGCCACATCTAAAAGAATCTCATGTTGCTCGAGTTCACCAACTCTCGTTGCCAATTCGATATTCTTTTCAATGGTTTCATTCAATTTCTCTTCCAGTTCATCTGCCTTCGAGGCAGCTGCATCAAGAAGATCAAACTGATCGTCAGGTACAGTGATGTCGTGCTTTTCAAACAGCCCACGCAAATCTGCAATAAAACTCTCAGCAATTTCTGATTTGAGTTGATGCTCAAGAGCAACTTCATTCTTTTGCATCCACTCGTCTACTATGTACGAAAGATAATTATCTACCTTATCGGTTAGTTCTGCCTTCGCCTCTTCCATAGATTGTTCAAAGGCTTGAGCATACTCTTCCTCTAGGCGCTCTAATTCTGCACGAATCTTCGCTTTTACAGCAGCTTCAAAAATTGTAGCTGCCTTCTGCTTGAATTCCTCAGAAAGACCTTCGCCTCCAGTAAGAGCTTTAACATCATCAGAAAGATCCATCGCAGCGACTCTCTCGTCTACAGTGATTTCTACTTCTTCACCACGTGTAGCTTCGGATTCGTCATCCTTGTCTAGATCAGTCTGCTTCTTTCGTTTCTTTCCTGTCTTTTCATCTTCTTCTTCATCTTCATCAGGCTCTTCCTGTGGTCGTCCTTCAGTTCCACCACCCTTACCAGCTTTTTTCTTCTCAGCTTTCCGAGCAGCGGCTAAGTCTTTTTCCTCTGGATCGACCCCTTCAGTTTCGTATTCCTTTTCTTCTCCTCTCATCTTGTCGCCAACTTCGCCCGAAGGTGAAGTAGGGGCCACAGTCTTCCCAGAAGCATCAGAAGCATTACCTTTTCCATTTAGGCCAGGTAATTTCGCTCTCTTTGCTTTCTTTTCAGCTGCAACACCAGGATCAGAAGGAGCATCAGGAGAAACCACAGCAGGGCCCATATCTACAGTTTCGCCACCAGGCGTAACACCAGAAATCTTATCTTCTTTCTGCGCTGGAGCGGCACCTTTTAGAGCAGCTCTAGGATCACCTTTCGTATCCAAAGCTTCTTCTAGATCAGATTCATCTACAAATACTTCAGCAGCAATCTGTTCTAGTTCTTGGTTAATATCTGTCATTTGGAGTACTCCCTTTTATTTCCAATATATAAGTTATTTATAATATTCATAATTTCGACATGAAATTTTCAAAGATTTGCGCATTCTTTTCTTCTCTTGCCTGCGCAAACTCTTGTTTCATGTCTAATTCTTTTCTATATGCTGCGATATCCATCTCTTTAACAGCACCATTATCCCATACCCACTCTTTACCTTCCATGATACCTTCCACGAAAGCATTAGGTGCGGATGGATCTGCGACTATATCTGCAGCTGTAGCTAGATAAAAGTCATCTTTGACAAAATTTACTCCTCGCTTTGGTTCCAAGGAACCCATACCTCGGGACGAAACTCCAAGCTTAGCACCTTCGTCTATGAGATTCTTTACTATTTTCCCATACGGAGTATCCATAATCTTTGCCTCACCGATAAAGTCATTACCATCTGGATGCAAGGATGTAATCATATGAGAAACTCTTTCAAGATTTACTGTAGGACCGTCCGGATGGCCGAGTTCACCGAACGCCCTGTTCTTTTGGATGTATTCTTTATTATATCTGCGTACTTCTTTCTCTAAAATAGCGAGCGGATATATTCTTCCGTTCCTATTCTTAACTTCGGCTTGTAAAAATGGACCACGTATTTTATAATTCTTCTTTCCCGTGACCTCATCATCTTCTAAAAGATATTCAATATCTTCAATTGATTCAGATATAAGTTTCATTATTATTTTTCCTCTACCTCAGATGGAGCTCCGGTAATCCCCGTGTCTGAACCAGGATGTGGCTCCGGTGGCTGAAATGAATTCTTAGCAATCGCTATTTTATGGTTTGCGATCTGTGCTTCTCGTCTTGCTGTTAGAGCAGCATCAAACGCAACTTCCGCCGCAGCGAAATCCCCTTCGCCTACTTTATTAATCATTTGTTTAATGTTTTTGGCCATTATAAGTTTCCTCTAATATTTATAAAATTTACAATCCAGAGTCGGTATACTCTTGATCTGGAGAAGATTGAAATTCATCTCCACCAGGCGTAGTATCACCAGACGGAAATTCTCCATTACCACCAGGCATTCCCATCATACCCATACCCGCAGGTTCACCTGGTTCTGCACCAGCATCCGGCCCCATAATTCCTTTCTTCTTTTCATCTTCAATCTGTTTATCAATTTCTGCAATTTCAGTATCAGATTGCTGTAATATATAACGTCGGACATATTCGACTGAATAGTAGGTTCCCACAAATTCATTAACAGTTGTTAAAGCATCCAATCTTTCTTTTAAAATCTCCATCTCTTTGAGTTCAAAGAAATGGTTGTCATCTTGAAAATCATAGATAACAAATTCTCTAATCTTATCCCAATCCTCATGAGTTATAACTCCCTTGAGAATCAATTGAGTTTTAAGAAGGTCTTGAAAAAGCTCAGAAAATTTCTTACGCAAACGCTGAATAAACTTACTGAATTTTATTTCATCTCGGGTAATTTCTGTAGAACGACCTAAGTTAAAACCACTCTCAGACTCTAATCGAGAAATAGGTATATTCAATGATTTGTAAAGTTTCTTTTGAAAATACTTTACGTCTTCCAGTTCACCTAGATTCTGTCCACCACCAAGAGTTGTGATCTCTGTTCCTCGTCCACCCTCTCGTCTAGGCAACCAAAAGTCCTCAAGCATCGACATCTGGTTCCTATCATCCTTAACTTCACCAGTCGTTGCATCATATACTAACTTGTTACGATAACGAGTCATTACATCTTTAAGGTAAGCTTCTGCCTTCGGCTTCGGTAAGTTACCAACGTCGATGTAGAAGATACGTCTTTCAGGAGCTCGTGAGATACGATAGATGACTACAGAATCTTCAATCATTCTCAACTGGTTAGTCGGCTTAATTGCTTTCTGCAAGTGTCCATAGACTTGATTCGTTGTAGGATTATAGATACCAGATGTTACATATACAATAGCATCTGGAGAAATCTTGATACCTTCTCCCATCCCACCACCACCTGTAGAGGTTCCAAAAACAGGATAAACACCAGCATCATTATATAAGAACCATTCCTTTACTGACTTTACAACTGTAGGTAAATTAGGTCTAGGAATTTCTTTCTCTATTTCCCGAATCTTTTTAATAAATTTAGGATCAATATAACGAACTTCCGTTATACCTTTTCGGGGAGATTTTTCATCAATCAATTTATGATAGAAAATTCTACCATCAATATAATAACGTCTAAAAATATCGTGACCTTTCTTTTTCCATTGAAGAAGTGTTAGAACTTCATCAAATTGTTCTACCATCTTTTTCTTGATAGACAAGGAAAGGGGAACCCAGTCCAAGTTTAGTTTTACAGAAACTTCAAGCTCATCTGCTGTAATAGCTTCATTGATGATATCTTCGATTGCTTGATCACACTCCGGGTTCTCCGCAGTGGTTCTGTATTTACGAATTAAGTCAAACTCATTGCGAGCTGCTTTATCATAAGAAAGGTACTGCCCAAAAAAACCGGCACCGCCAGCTATATCTAGTGTGCCTTCATCGTCGGAAGGAGCGACAAAGCTTTTAGCCTTGTCGCTTTCCTTCTTCTTCTTTACTTCCCATCCAAATAATTCTGCCATAGTATAACTATTTATATCGTTTTAAATCTACGATATTTCTTCACCTTACATAATATTATTAAGCTCTAGCGGTTCCTAATTCAGTTTCCGTATCTATTGCTCCTTGTGCTCTGCTGCCAGTTTTGCTTACCGCATGCCCAGTAGCCGTCATATAGTTGAAACGAAATGTTGCACCGAACTCCTCAACTGCATCATTAGTATCGAACGCAAGATCAATAGCATCTAATGCTGTTGGCCACGCATCATACAATGTGTATGTCCGAATTTTGTGATCATTTCTATCCATCTGCGTAACGTTCACCTGTCGATAAACTGCTGAACCTTGAGCCGAGGATCCTGTAGAACTACCAATATCTTGCAAGTCATTCATCCATGCTTCTAGCGTGCTACGAATTCCATAAGCTCTATCATTCATAACTGTCACTGTCCACGGATCATATGTACGATCTCCTGGAACATATACAAAACGTCCGCGGAAAGGTATCGTCACCTCACCGATAGTCAATGCAGGAATTTGAGCTGAACGACATAAAAATTTAAACTTCTCACCCAATGCCGTAAACGATATTTCAAATTGATTAGCTCGAGCACCGCCACCCTGCAAAGAAGTAATAAATCTATTTACATTTGCCATCTTATTTTATCTCCTTTTCTTAATTAAGCTCGACCAACCACTTCACTAAAGTCTACACCTGTTCGAGTAGCGACAAAAGTTAATGTGATATAGTTAATCGAACGAGCAGGTTTGACATATACATCTGCTCTGAATTCATTAGCATCAATGACCTGACCATAGTTATTTGTTTCATCGCAAACAACCTGGAAGTCTGTAATACCTCGACGAGCTTGAACATCTCTCAAATATGGATCAACCATAGCTACGAAACTATCTCTAGTAAATGCATCATTGAATTCAAAGAGAATCGAA